CTTGGTTCAGCGCATGTTGTTCCGTGTTTTCCCGCACAGTTTTGCGTACCAGATTGAACAGGCCAGTCACTATCGCTGCTGCTGTAGCGCCGATTGCTCCGACCCATTCGATACCCATTACGCGGCTTCAACGGCTTCAAGACGGGTATTGAGTTCCTTGATGGCACCGATCATGTGGGAGGTCAAGGCGTTCCATTCCATCATCTTGGTGTCACCCGTAACATCAATAATCGGCTTCCCGTCATCACCCGATACAGGCATCACAACGTCGTCAATGATCTGGTCACCATTGTCATCCAAGACAGGTGCATCCCGACTCGTCTTGGTTTCGTCAATAATCTGGTCGCCGTTCTCGTCCAAGACAGGGATAGTGGTTTCGTTGCCGTCGTCGTCCACGACAGACTCAGTGCGTGGCGTCGACACAACCTCGTAGATCATCTCGGTGCGCGGCACCGACACAGTTTCCTTACGCGGTTCCGAATCAACGACCGTGTGGACTGCCGCAGGAATCACCAACTCAACCTCTTGAGCAATCAACCCGTTACGAATCTCACCGTCATCTGGGTCAGTGATAAAGCGGAAATCCACGGGGCGCAACGCCGTAATGGCAGCAAGTGAATCAGATGGATCAATGGTGGCGATGTCGCGCTTGGTACGCTCATCAGAAGGCGTCCCGAAATAGGCCGTTCCTGTGTCGCAATAGATGCCGTTAGTCATCAACCCCCCATTACGGGAGAAGCGAACGAGGTACTGGTTGGCCGTGCCACCCGATGACATCTCCACATGCAAAGGAACAGCATCGTCGGTGGAGTCGTCCAAGTCTAAAAGGTACGCAGGTGCGGAGAGGCCGATGCCGACAGCACCGCTTGGCAACATAGCCATCGTCGGCGTAGCACTACCGTTGTAAATAAAGATTTTGTCGGGATGCGATGAGTCGCCATCGCCATAGAAGTTCATGCCAGCGCCATCCGTGAGGCCACCCGAGATTGACCTGATCTGCAATAGTTCACGACCCGAAGTTGCACTCATAACAATACTGCCAACGGCGTCGCCCTCCAAGTGGAGCGATCCGTTGACATGCAGTTCCGCAGACGGGCTAGTGGTCCCGATACCGACGTTACCAACGTGGTCAATAACCATACGGTCAGTCAAACCCCCACCGCTGCTATTAGCCGCCGTGGAAGTCTGGAACACAAACCCGCCGTCATTGTTGTTAGACCCATTGATAGAGGTTCCCAAACCAAGACGGGCAAGAATCGCCCCATCGGTGGAAGTTGTACCACAGATGTACCCCATACGATCCGCAACAGACCATGCACCCGTAACGTGCAGAAGTTCAGTCTCAGTCGTCGCCGACGTTTTCACGTTGAGGCGGGTTCCCGCATTGGGACCGATACTTACGACCCCGCTGGACTTGAGAATCATCAAGGTTGTCTCAGCAGACGTATCCGTCAACTGCTTCCAGTTGAACGAATCTGAACCTCCGCCTGTATCTGTGTTCCAAAAGGAAACATCCCGCTGACCACCTGTTGAGTTCCATCCGACAGCCAGATGATTACCTGCTGTTGGATACAATCCTGACGCATTGATCGACCCCAGATACGCCCAGCCATCTTTCTGCGTGAATGTACCTCGAATCGCCACCGTGTCCGCTGACTCGTCCCACTCCATGTATCTGTCGGCGGTGTCACCAAAAAACTTGACATCGAAGCCGGTCCCGTCCACACCGACAGTTACCGTCCCGTCAATCTGGACTGCACCGTCAATATCTACAGCGTCAAGGTTTGTAGTGCCGTCAACGTCAAGATCGTCAGCGATTGTGACGTTACCATCTGCAATATCCAACGCAGTCGCGGCGGCAGTACCAGTAATCGTCAATTTCTCAGCGGACGAATCCCACACAAAATGGTCACCTGCGGTATCAGAATAGAAAGTAACATCCTCACCCGCACCATCAGAACCCACCGTCAGGGTGCCATCACCGATAACAACATTGCCATCAGAAACATCCAACGCCGTCGTACCATTCGTACCCTCAAGAACCAACTTGTTCGTATCAGCGTCATACCAGAAATAGTCACCTGCGGTGTCACCCCACAGGATGACATCATGCCCAGCACCCGACGACCCCAACGTCAAAGTGTTGTTCAACTGAACAGCACCCGTCACAGTACCGCCCGTGAGTTGTAAAACTCCGGGCGTAGTGTTGACGAATGCTTCGATGTCGTCAAAGTTGGTGTTCATCTGCGAGGCAACGATTGCGGTGCCCGACGAGAACGTATTCGTTACTCCTAATACTGCCATTTATCTACCTTAGTCGGCGTGGAAGGTACGTAAACGCTAAAGCGTTTACTTCCCACGTATGATTTGTCAATTTTGGACCGTCAATCCGCATACTTACTGCCTGCGCTGTCCCGATTGTCGGCAAACGCTTAACATCAGTCACAACTGCCTCTGCGTCAGCGGCCCACAACGCCAATTCTGCTGAACCTGCTTCGTTGTCATCCCACTCAGCGGTGTTCCATACAGACGTTGAGTCGCGGCCCGCGACCACAACGTCGAATGCCTTATACGCCTGTGCCTTATCAAAGTCACGATAGATGCTTACACCCAACGTAATAGCCGATTTAGCCAGCGTCACCATGCGGGCTTTACCCCACCGTTTCTTAACAATTGGGTTCTTTGTCGTTACCCACGGGGTTGTAAAGTGAGAATCAATGTGGACTTCCGTGGAGGCAAGGTAGCGGTCTGTAACCCGTGTGTCATCTGCATCCATCTGAATAACGCTGCCTGTGTTTGCAACACAGCCACCGACTGCAATCGGAGTAGAGTTCGGAGGCCGATACGCATACAGCGGCCCCGCGTCAATATCTGTCGTCGTCCATGCGCCGCTCTCACCCAACGATGGATCATATACCAGTGTGCGTCGTACCGTAGAAGCACCACTGGCAGTCCAATCAACCGATACGTACAGACGGTTGTTGGCCCATGCCAACTGGGGCGGATTCGTAAACGAGATGCGTCCGTCGTCAATGGCGGGCTGTAACTTGTGGAACACCCAATGGAACCGTTCCCCGTCATATAGGTAGACGCCTTGATGTCCGTGCCATGTGAATACCCCATAGGGGGTGGACACGGGGCTGGAAAGTGCTACTGAGCCAACTGTGTTCGATAGTTGAACTACTTGGAAAGAATCGGAGTCGAAGCCGAATACGGCATACGCGCTGTTGTTCTTAAACACGACCAGACGGTCGCCGTGGGGAACCAACCCAGTGATGTAGTCACCGTGTTCGCCCTTATCAATGTCCACATAGTCGGATGCCGACCATTTTTCGGCATCGTTCAGGTTCGACCAACGTAAACGAAACTTGGTGTTGCCGCTTTCGTACGTGTTGCCGACCCAAACAAAGTTGTTCCATGCCGCAATATACTGCGCCTTCGGCATATTCCCTGAGGAACCGTCAATTGTAGTTCCCAAGTCGGCGTCTGTGGAACCGTCCCACTTGAACGACACCTTGTCGTATGAGACACCGTATGCGACGTTATTGAACGTAACCCCGTATACGCGCGAACCCGCAGTTCGCGCCGTAATATTTGTGAAAGCGGTAAAGTCGCCACTCGCAGAGTGGGCAACGGCGGTACCGTAGTTGACCATCAACTGGTTTGTGGCACCGTCAGTATGGAAGCCCCAAATGCCCTTTACATCAGCACTCAAAGCCGTAGAGTTACGTCGGTCGATGCCGTTTCGCATGGCGACCCCGCCACGGGGATCGACACTGACGTTCATCATGTCGGGGGATTCGTTTTCGGCAAGGTCGAACTGATCTGCCCGCAAATTCAGGCCACCCGCAAATGATTCTAATGTCGCCAACCTGAAGTCGCGTTTAGCCATAACGAGTTACCAAACAATCCCACCCGTGCTTGCATACCGCAACGCCCCATACCCCGCCAAATAGCGGGTATTTGTGCGGGAATTAGCGATCATTGGTTGAGGTGCAGGCGTGTCAGCATACCTGCGTGCCACATTGTCAAGTTCGATCTGAAACTGCTGCATGTACTGACTCGCCATCAGCGGGTCTTCCTGCTGCAAATATGCCTTCGCCAACCCGTAGGTAGCGAGAATAGGATGGAAAGCGTCAGGTAGATCAGGTTCCGTATCGTCACCCGTTCCGCTACCGAAAGCGGTCGGGTTGCGGATAGCGCGTACAGTAACCGTTAGGGTGTCGCTGTCAGGAGTCGGGTAGAATCGTACGGTGTCGTTCCAGATACTGTACTCCCACGGTTCACCCGAAGTAGAGACATCCAACGGATGACTGAATTCTGCTGCATCTCTTCCAACGTACGCTAGTACATGGTCGTCGGTGCGGATTGCCGCTATTTCTCGTAGCCCCTGTGTAACCGATGCCCCGATGAAAGCCAACGTATAGTCTTTTGTTCCAGATGTGGTGGTAAAGGTCGTTGTGGTTTCAAAGAACGGCCAACGCTTCTCGCTGAAAACGATAGTGTCGAAACCCTGCCCCAGCATGGTGTCAAGCACTGTGTCCGATACGTCGGTGGAGTCGATGTCGATAACAGAGCGGATTTGGTCCCGCATCTGTTTAATAGTCATCGCCATTAGAGTACCGCCTTTGCCGCCTGTCGTGTATGTGAGGCACAGAGAACAGACCCAGCAACGGGGCGCGCTTTACACGCCGCCCCGCTGCGGGTCAAAGCAGAACAAAGTGTGGTCTGAGGGGGTTCCCACTCGTCAACGAGTTCTGAAACCCCTGCCACCAAACGGGCGCCTTTAGCGACCCCCATCGCATACGTGGCGGGAGGAGCGCCAACCGACCCTGCTGGGATAGCGTCGGGTCGGGATGCAAGCGCGGGAACGCTATGGCGTACCATTTGTTTCCATTCTGCTAGACAGTTTGTGGGGGCGGGACTTCCGCCCCCACAAACAAATTGTTATCAGGTAATGCCAAACATGTAACCCTGACGAGCGCGGTTGCTGCAAGTCAAGTTACCGTAAGACAAAATCTGCGCGTAACGCGCATCCTGATTGGTGGGCCGCACGAACGGTGTTGGCTTGAACCAAACGTCCGAATGAGCCACAAGGCGCAGATACTTGGTGTTCAGGAACATCAATTCTCCTGAAGTGCAAGCACTGTCGAATGTGACGGGTGCGCCCTTGTAAAGCAGATTCTGGAATCCAGCGTCTGCCGTACCAGCATCCGAATACCGCAACTGCGGCTGAAGCAGAGCCTCATAGGACTCGTATACAGCCTGCGTGCCGATCAGGATGGTTGGCTGGTCGTTGCCGACTGAAACGGTGTTGTAGACATTTGCCATTGTAGCAAGTGCCAAAGCGCCACCTTCGTCGGTTTCCGTCGATGCCCACCAAGAGTTCCCCGTATCAGTCGGATCAATCCCACCGAGGGCTGTGTTGGGCTTGGTAACAATCAGATCCAGACCAATCCAGTCCTTGCTGCTGTTACCCGTGCCATCACCCCAAAACATGGTGTTCATGTTCTCAATGACGGTTTCCTCAGCCTGCATGATCTTGCCTTCCAGCAGATCAATGATTTCGGCTTCGCCGTTGTTCTTTGCTTCTTCAATACCGTTGATCGTGATAGTGACCGCGTACTGCTTCCAGTCGTACTCAGCGGCAGAAATGCCAGTCTGAGCAGTCGTGGAGATGGTATCCGATCCACTATACGAGGCAGCGGTGCTGTTGGTCCCATAGATGAGCGGAACAACGATCTTTGCACCACCACTAATGCGCCGAATGGTCTGTCCATTGGTCAGCGCGTAAAACAGTGGTCGGGCAGAGAAGATGTTGTCCGTCAACTTAGGGATGTAGTTCTTCAACGTGGTTGATAGAATCTGATCGAAATTATCATTTCCTGCCATGTTGAATCACCCCTTTCGTATATAGTTGGTTAGTTGCTTGCTTCTTCTAAAGCCAGACGATAAGCGTCACGGATCGAAGACACCGCGCCGACAGCACGCTCAACATTATCCGAGGTCGAACCTCCCGTAGTCGAATCGACCACGTTCGCAGCCCGCTTCTCTTCCACAATATCAGCATTTCTAGCCCTATCTTGCATTGACCCGTAGGTCATGTGCGTGTAAGCGGCTTCCAAATTGCCTATGTTGTTGCGAAGAGCGTGTGCGTATAGTTCACTCTCGTTAATGTTGGTATTGTACTTTTGGCGGAGTCTGTGCAAATCCTTTTGCAAATTGTCCTGTCTTTTCGCTCGTTCTTGAGTTTCAATGGATGTTTCAATTCGTCGCAAGCGAACTTCTTCGGGGTCCAAATCCTCAACGTCTTCAAAGTCCTGAGGGGATTGGTTGCCGCCGCTGACCCCAAAGGCATCACTTAAAGCAGTGATAGCCCCACGGGGATCAGATTCTAATGCTTGCACGATTGCCTCACCTTGAGCCAATCTCTCGCGTTCGCGGGCCAAGTCCTGCGTCTTACGGGTGTAATCTGCCTGACGTTGGTAACCGCTCTGAAGTTCCTCCATAGATACAAGGTGCGTTTCGCCATTAACTTTAACGGCGTGCGCCCCCTGTTCTGAAGTTGCTTCATTTGAAAGTTCAGGAGTACTGGTGCCCAGTTCCATCGTTTCATTTTCCATGTGGAATCCTTTCGGTTATTCCTATTGTAAAGAAAATAGTGTCCCAAATTATAGATTTGGTAGTTCCAAACCCATCTGATTCTGCAATTGGGCCAACAATTCGGGCGGTACTCCACCCGTAGCCTCAAACACTTGCTGCGGAGGCGGCTGTGGGCCACCCATGCCGCCCGCCATCGGCGGCGGCGGCATACCCTGTGGAGGTGGCCCCTGCGGAGGTGGTCCCTGTGGAGGCCCACCCTGCGGAGGCATCGCTGGCTGTTGCTGCACCAAAAACTTGTCGGGGTCTTGTATCCCAAATCCGTACGAAAGCACATACCGTGCCAACTCGGCAGGGTCAATAATCACGCCGACCAATGGAGCCAAGGCGTTCATCAACGAAATCGCCTGCTGGCGACGACCCGTTTCGTTCAACGGCTGCGTTGAGCCACCCTCAACGCTGAAATCGTATTCACCGATAATGTCATCTCGCGTGTACGCGACGTAATGCTGCTCGCTGTTCTTGCCCGCGATACGAACCATCTGGTTACGGGTCATGTACTGCTGCATCAACTGGATAACGTGACGGGCCACCTCGCCAATACAAATTTCGACCATCGCCAACTTGTCAGAAGCACGCGCATTCCCTGCATCTGCAATAATTGATGCCTCGGTTGCTGTACGACGAATCTCAGGCATCTGCCCACGGGCGTATTCCGATACGCCGCTGACAGTGTTTACATCATTTTCAATAATCGTAGAATGATTATACATTTCAGGAGCCAAGGGCACCTGCGGTAACGGTACCACAATTTCACCCAGCGGCCTGTTCTCGTCCACAACGGGAACAAACCGTCCATCTTCATCAGATTCCAACGCTTCTCGGCCCTCGGGGCCAAATGAGCGTTCATGGTACAGATACTTGCGTGCGTATCGCTTACGATGGTTAACCATCTGCGTGCGAGTCTTGTTCAATTCTTCCTGTAGCGACTCAATGGCTTCCAAGTCGCCCATTGGATAGAATGCGTCAGGAATATCGTAGTTGCGGAGCAGAATATACGGATGCCCGAAATCGTATGGCATCGGAGTCGGATCAAGCAAGTAGTCGTCGGCCCCGTCGGCACAAACCGACAACAGCCCCTCTTCAATATCATAGTATTCGTACAGTGTGACCCGCTCAATCAGGTCAGAGTACTGGTCGCGTTCGTCGTCGTTTTCCCAACGAATCTTCAAGCCAGAATCGGCTTGCAGATTCTGCCGAACGCTTCTGCGGAATCGCTTGTCGCGTCGAACCTCTTCAATCGGACGCACGATACGCTGTGCAACCCACTTAGCATCTTCTAAGCAGGTTGCTTCGGGGTCAACAAACATGTCGAATGGCGAAATACGTTCCACAAACGGCTGATCCGCAATAATTTCCATCTGCGTAGACGGAATCGACGCTATAATATCGTCGTCTGTTGGCAGTTGGCCCCCCAACTCAGGGTTTTCAGCAGCAAATTCGGTAATTTCGCTAACAGACTGGGCGTAATCGTCGTCCATTTCCTCCCCCGACAACCGCCGCTCCTCCTCAACGAACTTCCAACCAACCTTCAACCAGCCGTGGCCGATAATCAAAAAATCTTTGACCGTACGGCGAAACGGCTTACGGTAGTCGTAGTGACGCCACAAATAATTTGCAACCGCTTCAACAAAAACAGCACGATCAGCGTCTTCCTGCCTGTTGGCAGTCACCGTGATCTTCGGATTGTTCACCGCAACCGCTGGCCCAATCACATTGATCGTAGAAAACGCCAAATTGACCGAAATGCGGTCTGTGGGAAGGCCAACACCGCCAATATCCCAATATGTCTTACCACGGTACAAGTCGATCATGCGACGCCACTTGTCCTCGTAACCCTCGTCGTGGCGCCAACGCTTCGCCATCTCCAAGCGTTCTTTAGTGTTCTCGTACCGCTCCGAGCGGCTCTTTCGTGCCATAACCTACACCCAACGTCGCCCAACGTACACGGGGTCTTTCCCCGCTGCACGCGCTTCCGATAGTATCTTCTGTTCGCGTTCCTTCAACGTCATATGCTGCTCATCGGGCGGCAACTGGGAACGGTACCCGCGCCCAGTCACAACCGTCAAACTCAACGTCTTTTGACGAAACTCCCACATATTTTGCAACTCATCGTCAGACAGCGGACCCCGCTGTCCAACGATGTAGTCACAAAATTCCGTATAGGAAGCGTCAGCAGGCAGAATCAACGAATAGCAGAGTCGGGCTGCTTGGAAGCAGGCTCAACCTTGCCGCTCAAACCATGCTGGTTCTTAGGCGTCGAACGCGGACGAGTCCCCGCAGCCTTATCACCACGGTGAGCCTTATCCTTGCCCAAACCGACAGTGGCCTTCTGCGACCCGCCCGGTCGGGCGGGACCATTGGACAGCATCGACGTATTGCCCAAAATGGGCTTACCGCCTGCACCAACGTCATTGTACTTAGCCATTCGGCCAATTGCCATAGGACTCTCCTTTGTTCAGTATGTCCTACAAGAATGCTTATGCTGTCCCACGAGACAGATAAGTACCAATAGTATCATCCGTTGGGGCACCCGACGGAATCTGCTTCATCCACCAATCAAACGTCCACGTATCATCCACATGCTGCACATACTCAGGCACATACGCAAACTTGCGCATCTGATTAGCCAACGCCAACGCCATAACCCGATCATCATACGGCGAACCAGACATCGACCCGCGCTCATTACGCACAAACGTACGCAACTCTGCAATCGTAGGATCACAATGCAAAATCAGTTCATCATTCTTCAAAGCCTTCGCCAAATCATCAATCATCAACGGCTTAGACGTACGCGACGTTTTCCACCCATACTCCTGCGAAATACGTTGAGAAGACTGATTCAACGCCCGACGACGATACATATTCGGATACCCCAACTGGCGCAACACCGTAATCGTCGTCAAACCGTGGTTATTGGCCTCAACGCAACAAAGAGCATTGCCATACCACAACCCCAAACGGTACACCTCGGTAGCCAACTCATCAGGCGGAATACGCCCATGCCAGATAGCGACCTGCTCACCCTTCTTAACATCAATAACCTGAATACACGAATAATCGCCATGCCCCAACCCCTCAGCAGTATCCACACCCAAAACATACCCCGACCAACGCTCAGGACGCTCCCACACCGTCAACATCGGAACTCCAAAACATTCTTCGGGGCTTCATGGAGATAGCCGTCAACACCCTGTCGAACATGCACACGCATATCGTTAAGAACGTCAAGATCGAATACAGGATTACCAGAACGAACAAATGCGTCCTCGGCACTCGTCGGATACTCCTGCGCGAGTTGCCACGGCAACATCGAATCCTTCTTACCTTCATACCAAGCCTCATCCCTATCCTCAGACGCAGACCACGGAAAAAACATAGCATCAAACTTGTTGTTCCCCGTAGACGCCCCATTCCACAACTGATGAAAAAAATTCCCCGACCCATTCGCAGTAGACAACCCGATAATACGGCCACCCACATCGGCAACAGGCTCAATAGACGCCCACGCCTCCTCAGGGTTCGGCAGGAACGCCCACTCATCCACAACCACCAACGTAGCAGACTCACCACGCGCAGGGTCAGATGCCGAAGGCATCGACGTAATCTGAGAACCATTATCAAACCCCATGCGTTGCTGATGCTCCATCAACGACTGCGGACCCCGCTCAACCATCCACACAGGCAAATGCTTAAACCCGTACTTAGTCTTCCTCAACAACAAAATCGACTCCCGCTCCGTACGCGACAAATCAATAATGTTCTGATCGTCGTGAAAAAACGCCAACCAAAACTGATGCGCAGACACCAACGTCGTCCACCCAATCTGACGAGCCTTCAAAGTCAACGAATAACGATTACTTTCCCACCGACGCAACGCCTCAGACTGCGCCCCACGCAACTTGAATAAAATACGGCCATGAGCAGGATGCGCAATATGCCAATAATTTTCCAAAAAATAGACTTCGCTGCGTTGACATTTACGCCACTCAGCCTCCTGCCTCAATTCCCCCAGCCGACTCACCGAAACAACTCACTCTCGCCAATGGCTGGGATTATCGTCCAAAAAGCGTTCGTAATCGCCAACCTCACGCAAAACAATAGTCACACCCCCAGACGAAGAATCTGGAGAATCTCCCCTAACGGCCACTAGAAACCCGCCGACAGCAGCAACAAGAGCAGCAACCGCCCCGATAACCTTGGCTGCATTCCCGCCATCTACTGGCAAGATTCACAAATTTCAGGATTTTCCAATCCGCAGGACAACACCTCATCCGCATCCTCCCACTCTACCTCATCCTCAGGAATCACGATACCGCCCTAAGACCAACAACCTCAGACTCCAAAGCATCAGCCAACTCAGAATCAGACATCCCAGCCACCTCACGCGCATCATCAACAACCAAACGCCGCTTCGGCGTAAACTTCTCCACATACTGCAAATACAAAGACGCAGCCTTCGTATCCCCCGCCGACGCCCGCTGCCAAAGAGCATCTACGACGCTCTGAACCCTTTCAGGGTTAATGTTGAGTTCGGCAGCGCGTCGGTCCCATTCTCGTATGAATCGTGAGTCGCGCTTCCATCGGCGCAGGGAGTCCTCGTGGACTCCGTTCGCCTCCGCCCACGCTTTCTGCGTGTACGGTTCGCGCTCTGGTCCCATTAGCAGCCAATCTAGGAAGTTGCGCCATGCAGGCGGCATGACTTGTTTGCCTGTGTCTGCGTCTGTTTTCCAGCCTTTGCCGCCACCGTTTTGAGCCATATGAAACCCCTTTCCTGATTGTAAGCGCAGGTGTCCCAAACGGGCATTGTACCAACCCAATGAACAAAAATGGGACACTTCAACCCATAAGTGCTTGGTACTGAGTAAACATTCCCCGTCGCCTTCCAGCGACGGGGAATGGTACTGAGTAAATAACCAATAGCGCATACAAGCGCACAAACCCCCCACAGGGGGTTCTTTTTTTGCACAATCTGCCCCTCAATAGATATAATACATACAAAACGCACGGGTGCCCCCCCGAGGGGGGTCGGGGCAGGTCATACGCATGTGGGCAGGCATGATGCGGGCGTCTGGACGGCTCGGCAACCCATCTTTTTGCTGAGTAATAACTAACTCTGTTAGTTATTACGAAGCAAGTTTGGCTGGCTGGCTGGTTCTTCGTTCTTATGACTGAGTACTTACTCAGTCATAAGAACGTTTTCTGGTTTGGTGGGGTATCGCTTACAACGGAGTTGTAAGCGATACCCCGTTTATTCACTCCATCTCTCAGTACACAGTACTGAGAGATGGAGTGGTTTTTGGCTGGTCGTCGGACTGTCACCATCATTACAAATCTATAGATTTGTAATGATGGTGGCTGGGAATGGTTCTCAGTACGTAGTACTGAGAACCATTCCCAACTTTACTCTCTCCAACAAATCTATAGATTTGTTGGAGAGAGTATCTAATGGGGGTTTATCTTTCTATCCCCATCTCTGATGGGGAATAGAAAGAGAAACCCCCATTAACCAAGGCTGAGGAGGCCAACCATGAAGACCATCACCATCACCAACGCTCAGTTCGACGCTCTGACCGCCCTGTGCGGTGCGTTGAGCGGCGTCAGCGAGCAGGTGCCCACGGTGTCCACCAAGGTGGACACGCCGACGATGACCAACGTCGTGGAGCGTCCCAACGTGCCCGTGTCGAAGGCGGCGAAGTCGGCCAAGAACAAGCATGACTACCGTAGCCTGAACGGGTTTCTCGGGGCAGCAACGCAGGCCATGAACGAGGGTGACGCACCCAAGTGTGCAGCCGCCATCGCCAAGGCGTTGGCAATCGCCACGGAGAAGGGTTGGGGCGGCGAGGTCCTGCGGGTGCGTGAGGCTGCAAAGTCCCACGGACTCTCCGCCTAGCGAGTGTGTGTGTGGGTGCGGCTCCTTCGGGAGCCGCACCCATGCGTGTGTACATCTGCGGGTGTGCACACGCATGGGTAATCCTGCCCATGTAGATACGTACGGAGGTGCGTTTATGACCACGACAGAGTTTGCACAGGCGCTGTGGGACTGTCCACAGATGCTTGGGCGCGTACAGTCGGCTTTGGAGCCTGACAGGTACACGCTTGGTGAGGTGGAGTTGCTGCGTATGCTCGGCTATGACGCGGGGCGTGTGTTGGATTGGGAAGATTGGCCTGACCCGCAGGAGATGGCTGAGATTCGGAACCCACGGGCGAGTGTAGCGTGGAGTGAGGAGTTGTATGCTTCACAGACCTGCACGCTTGCGGAGTGGGTGTTGGCTGAGGGGTTGTTTGGTGGTACCTACGGGAGTGCAGGCATGTGTGTGGATGAGGTTGACGGCGTTCACACCACCGCCTGCGAGTATGAGGGTCACGACTGTGACGATGAGGGTTGTGAGGCTAGTGCGGAGGCGTGGGAGGCTGTCCACTTCCCTCATGGTCGCAAGGGCGTGGATGAGGAGGTTGCAGCATGAGCGGGTGTTGACGTTTGGCAGTACTAGCGTGTGAAGCCCCCTTCTCTCTCTCTCTCTCTCTTGAGAGAGAGAGAAGGGGAGGTCGAACTTTTTCTGGTTTCCACGATGCACAGGAGGTGCTGAGATGATTGACGTAACGTGTGTGGATGCAACTGAGGGCTTGTATGCCGTGTTCATGGATGATGAGGGTGTTGACACGCTGGTGGGTGCGCTTGTGTGGTTGGCGGATGTGGTAGCGGATAGGACGCCGCTCCCGTCCACGCTGAACCACGTTTGGGAGCAGTTGGAGGATGTGCAGGAGTGGGCGCAGACGCATTTGGAGACTATGGCTCTGGAGTCGTAGCGTGTAGGCTCGTTGCAGCGAGGGTAAATAGGCTTTAGGCTGCAAGCGGCACCCATGTGGTGCGTGGCGTCGGGTTGCCTGTGGTTGTAGACACAGGTGCGCAAGGCTACATCCTTGTGTGGGAACTGAACGAGTGCTCATGGTTCCTAAGCCCGTGTAAGTCCCTGAAAGGAAACATAAACACAGGTAGTGTGTGTAGGAGTTGCCTGTCCCTGCGCATAGCGTTGCCTGTCCAAAAAGCGGTAAGGCGACGTCCTCCGCAACAGGCGCCACGGGGGTGAATAGGTTTCGACCTGTTGCGTTGGCATGTTGTCATCATATGTTAGGTGCGCAGGTACAGGGGTTCGATTCCCCTCACCTCCACCCGTAGCACAATCGGTTGCGGCGAATGGGGAGGGTGTGCCTGTCCTAAGCAGGTGGCACCCTCCTCGCTGCATGTGCTTGTTCAGGGGGTTGGGCCGTCTTTGCC